CCGCGTTCGATGGCTCCGTGGCTGCCCGCGCCAGGGTCGAAGCCGCCGAGCGGGCGTTGCAGGACGCGGAGGCGAACGCGCCACCAGGCCATATGTATGAGGTTAAGGTCCACGCGGACCCGGCCAGATTCCTCGACTGGGATCGACCGTTGTCGCGGCAGCACCCCGATGTCCAGGCGGCGTTGGCGAAGATCAACCCCGATATGTATCACCCATCGTCGGGCGACTACGATCCGTCCGAGAGCGGTCAGATGATCTATCACCGCCTGGCGTCCCGGTCTTCGCAGGCTGATGCGTCGGCGGCGCTGAACGCGGCCGGTGTTCCCGGGATTCGATACCTTGACGCCGGCAGCCGCGGCGCGGGCGAGGGTAGCCGCAACCTCGTCGTGTTCGATCCCGCCAGGATGGACATCATCCGCCGGTACGGCCTCGCGGGCCTCATGGCGGGCGCGGGCGCCGCCGCCACGCAGGGGCGAGACCAGACCCAGTGAGCGACTTCTTCCCGCAGCCCGACCCGCCGTTCGACCTCGGCCCGGTGGACCGCGCCAGCCCCCTGTGGCGGCGCCTGGAAGGGTGGCTCGCCAGCGAACTGGACAACGCCCGGCGGCGCAACGACGCGCCACGCCCGGAACTCGACACCGCGATGCTGCGAGGCGAGATACGCGCGATCAAGCGATTCCTCGCGCTGGGACAAGATCGGCCAATATTGACCGATGCCGGAGAGGACACACCGCGAGGCGTGTCCGGACTGTGGAGTAACTCATGAACGAAGACGAACACGACACCACCACTGATGACGCGGCTGCCGAGGCTGCCTTCGCGGGCGGGTTCGAAGCCGAAACGCCGAAACGTCCGGAGCCACGCGCCGCCCCCGGTAAAGATCAGCCCGCGGAAACCCCACGGGAGACCAAACCGAACGGCAAGGACCCGGATTACGTCCAGATCACGAGGTCGGACTGGGATAACGTGAGGACCGCCGCGGCAAAGACGGCCACATATGATCAGCAGCTTTCCAAAGCGTTCGGGACGATCGGCAACCTACAGAAAGTCATCAATGGCCTGCGCGACCAGACGCCGCAGGGTCGCAAGATCGAGGTATCGCGCGAAGCGTTTGCCGACCTGGAACGCGACTTCCCCGAACTGGCGAATTCCACGCGGGCCGCGCTGGAGCGCGCTCTCTCGGGCGTCAACGGGAACGGCGCTGATCCCGCCGTCATCCGCCGCATGCTCAACGAACACACGTCCGAGCGTGAGGTGGAGGTCCTTGAAGACGCCCATCCTGACTGGCGGGACATCGTCGGCGCCGTCGATGTCTCCCAGCAGATGCCAGATCCCAATAACCCCTTCCGTAAGTGGCTGGCGACCAAGGACGCCGGCTACCAGCGGCGGATCAACGGTACGGAATCAGCCGCCGTGGTGATGCGCGCGATCAACCTGTTCCAGCGCGAGACGCAAACCAGGACGCAGACGCGCCAGGCGCAGGCGGCTCGCGCCGACGCGCGCACTGACCGCATCCGCCAGGCCGTGCAACCACGTGGCGATGGGGCGGCACCCGCCGCCGACGCCACCAACGACGTTGAAGCCGCTTTCGAGTCTGGCTTCAAAAACCGCTGACACGCCTACGCCGACGACCGGTTCATTCCGGCCTGTGACCGACGCCATTTGACGGCGGTTCCCGTGAATACCTCAGAAAATCCTCTTCACAGGAGCGCCAACCATGGCAATGCAAACGTTTGGCATGACCACCGCCCGACTTGCGAAATTCAAGGGCGAAATACTTTCGCACGCCGTACCACAGGAAGTATTGGGCCGCAGCGGGCGCCAGATCCCGATGCCCAAGAACAACTCTGACACCTACGTCGCGCGCCGCTGGCTGCCCTATGGCGCCACCGGGGCCACGGCCTCGTCGCAGAACCAGTTTTTCCAGAACGGGCCGGGCGATCGGGGTAATATCATTGCCCAGGCGCACCAACTCTCCGAGGGCGTGACTCCGCCGCCGGATTCCATCGTGCCGTTGGACATCACCGTGGTCGTGCAGCAATTCGGCTGCCTCTACGGGTTCTCAGACAAGACCTACAACTTGTATGAGGACGACATCCCCAAGGCGATGATCGAACAGGCTGGCGAGCGGATGACGTTCGTCAACGAAATGATCGCTTACGGCGCGTTGCGGGCCTGCACCAACGTCTACTACGGCGGCGCGGGGACATCGATCTCCACGACCAATGGCGGGCTGTCGCTGGGCCTCATCCGGCGCATCGCGCGGAACCTCCAGGCCAATCACGGCAAGCCCGTCAACAAGGTGCTTAAGGCGAGCCAAAATTTCGGCACCGACCCGGTCGCCGAGGGCTTCACGGTTTACAGCCACACCGACCTTGAGCCTGACATCAGGGATTTGCCCAACTTCGTGCCCGCCGAGGCCTACGCGTCCGGATCACCGATCGCCAACGAGATCGGTAAGTGCGAGCGGTTCCGCTTCATCACCTCGGCGGATCTGCCGTCCATCCAGGACGGTGGCGCGGCGGTGGGCGCCACCGGGCTGTCGTCCACCACGGGGGCGAATATCGACATCTACCCGTTCATCGTCACGGCGCAGGACGCATGGGGCCAGATCGCGGTGCGCGGTCTCGGCGCGCTCGATCCGACATTCATTCCGCCCGGCGACAAAACCAAGTCTGACCCATTGGGCCAGCGCGGTTACGTCGGCTGCGCGTGGTGGAAAGCCGTGATGATCGAAAATCAGGGCTGGATGGCGGTCGGCAACGTCGGTTCCAAAGTATTGGTCTGAGTGATCAAGTAAAGGAGACATCCAATGCTTGACACGATGAACAGATACCTCGCCGGGTTCAGGGAGGTGCGGTGGGTACATGCCCTGCGTGCCTGCCTGATTCCGATCGGCGATCGTATGTCCTCGCAGGCGCTCACACCCGCCGGGCTGGTGATCGGAACGACCGACAACACCACCGCGAAGATCGGCGCGTCGGCGTACACGGCCTGCGCCAACGGTCGCATGGTGACGATCGCCGCCGGCACCGAATTGCCGAAGCCGCTGGGCCTCAACGTGGCCACCGGGTTTTTCGGCATTGGGTGCTGGTTCACCGACAGCGCGGGCACCGTGACGTTCGCGCCCGGCCCCAACGGCACGTCGGCGGGCGCCGCCGGGTTCCCGCAGTTCCCGCGTGGGCAGGCGCTGATCGGTTTCGTCACCGTGACGATCAGCGGCTCGTTCATCGGCGGCACCACGCCACTGAGCGGCGCGACCACCGCCTATTTCTCGCCCACCGGGGCGTTCGATCCGACGATCCTCGTTTGAAAGGGGAATGAAATGGCTACCCTCAACTTTGATTACGGTGTCACACAGAACCTGTCCAACGCGGGTGTGGTCGCCGGGGCTACCTCGACCTACACGACGACGGCGGCGACCAACTGCGCGATCCAGGGCAAGTTCGCGACCCCCCTGGCGGCGCAGACCGCGCAGCCGACGCCGACCACCGACGCGGTCACCGGGCAACCGTTCGTTCCGGTGCTGCCGAACAGCACATGCGTGCTGGTCCTCGGCGTCAACGCCGCTGGCGCGATCCAGATGGCGCAGGGGCAAATCCTGCCGACCCAGGCCGGCGTGACGACGACTGTTGGCGCGTTTCTGCGCGACCCGCAGTTCCCGCCGCTGCCGGATAACTTCTGCGCGCTCGCCTACACCGTGATCCGCACGGCGCCCTCGGCGGCGCCCTGGACGCCGGGCACGGGCGCGTGGACCGCGTCGGGCGTGACGGCGACGGTCTTCCAGAACGTCAGTCAGCTACCCAGCCGGCCCCAACTTAGCTGATGGCGCGGGCGCCGCGGTCCACGTCCCCCCCTGGCCGCGGCGTCACTTCCCGAGGAGACAGACATGCCGCCGTTTCAGAAGAAAGAAGCCCACAACAGCGATGTCGCGGTTGAGCAATACGACCCCATCGCCGATCCAAAGGATTACGATGGCGATATCATCCTCGCGGACAAGGACCTGATCGCCAAGGACTACGCCGACGAGCTGGCGTTCATGAACGAACCCATCGAGATCCGCCTGCAACCCTCGACTGACAGGAACGCCGCCATGTCGTTCCCCGTGTGGGTTAATGGCAAGCCAGCCGAGGTGATGACCAACGGGCGCTGGCGAGAATTGGGCTGGCTGCCGGTGGCCACGAACCTCACGGTGCGCCGGTCGGTGCTGGAGATCATCCTGCGCGCCAAGGTCGACACCGTGAACACGCAGATTTTCGGCGCCGACACTGAGCGGCCAGAGAACAAGACGCCGCGCTTCACGACGCCGGTTCATTCCGTGTCCGTGCTGTCCGATCCGAACCCGAAAGGACCGGCGTGGATGACCGAGGTCATTCGCAGGACGTATTGACGTGACCTACCTCGAAATGTGCCGCGTGGCGATCATGAATTGCGGCGTGGCGCCGTTCGCCGCCCTCAACACGGTGCTGCCGACCGTGGTCGGGGCCACCGGCAGCGTCGGCAGGGTCACCGCGTGGGTCAAGGACGCCTATTCCGACATCGTGATGGAACACGACGACTGGGACTGGTTGCGGTCCAGCAACATGCTGGGGGGCGGCGTTTCGTTCCAGACGATCGCCGGGCAGGCCAGCTACCCGCTGGGCACCGGGCCGGGAACGGTGGGCGTGGTCGCCGATCGGCTAGGCAAGTGGGCTGAACACACGTTCCGCGATCACACGACATCGGTCGGGTTTGTCAACGAAAACTACCTCGATGACATCCCCTACGATCAATGGCGCAACGATTACATGTACGGGGCGCAGCGCAACGTGAAGACGCGCCCGATCGTCATCGCCATTGGCCCCGATCTGAGCCTCAATCTGGGTCCGCCGCCGAACGACCAATACACCGTCACCGGAGACTATTTCGTCGTGCCGCCGGATCTGACGGCTGACGCGGACGTGCCGTTCGGCCTGCCGGCGCGCTTTCACATGCTGATCGTTTACCGGACGATGATGAAATACGGCCAGTATGAGTCCGCGCAAGAGGTCTACACGCGCGGTCAGGAGGAAAACGCGGGCATGTATTCGCGCTTGCAGCTTCTCCGGGCGCCGCGGGTCACCTGGGGTGCCGCGCTGGCATGACGCTTGTCCTGCATGGGCCGTCCTTCGACCCGCAACTCCCGCTTATCGCCCCCGAGGCGCTGGCCGGCGATATCAACGACGAACTGGAATCGTTCTGGCTGCCGCTGACCGGCGGACTGATTTCGGGGCCGCTCACGCTGGGCGTCGAACCGGTGAACCCATCGGACGTGGCGACCAAGCGATACGTCGACGGCAAGGCCCCCGTGGGTGGGCCGTTCCTCGCGCTGGCCGGCGGCGTGATGACCGGTCTGCTGACGCTGGCGATCGACCCCGTGGGCCGGCTCGACGCGGTCACCAAACGCTACGTGGACGACAATTTCGCGCCCGGCGGCGGTGGCGGCGGCAGTTCGAATTTCGTGTTGAAGACCGGCGACGTGATGAGCGGTTCGCTGACGATCACCAGCCCCACCGACGCCAAGCTTTATGTCACGGGAACCGGCGCGGACTGGCCCGGCGTGATCTGGACGATGAGTGGGCCGGGCACCGCGGCTTTCTTCGAATCCCGCCGTATGGTGGCTGGCGTGAGCCGCACCCGCTGGACGGTGGAATTCGGCGGCACGCAGCTCGAGACCGGGAATAACGTCGGCACGGACTTCCTGATCAACCGGTTCAACGACCTCGGCAATGTCGTCTACCCCAGCCCGCTGGCGATCAAACGCGGCACGGGCGCGGTGACGGTCGCCACGACGCTGCTACTCGGCGGCAATCCGACGCAGGCGCTTGAAGCGGTGCCGAAACAATGGGTCGAGGCCAATTTCGCGCCGATCGGCAGCACGGGCGGCGGTGGCGGTGGCGCGGGTTTCGCGGAAGCGCCGATCGATGGGCGCACCTACGGCAGGCAATCGGCGGCGTGGAACCAGGTGATCGCCAGTAACAACGACACCGTCGACGGCGGGAATTTCATCATATGGTAGGAATACGATAGATGGCCGACACCCTACGCATCAAGCGGCGCACCAGCGGCGCACCGGGCGCTCCGGCCTCACTGGCCAACGCGGAGTTGTCCTACAACGAGGTCGATCACGTTCTTTATTACGGCGAGGGAACAGGTGGCGCGGGCGGCACGGCCTCGGTCATCGCCGCCATCGCCGGGCAGGGACTGGGATCTCAGTCGGTCCCGCTCATGGACGGCACCGGGGCGACCGGCACGGGCACGACCTGGGCGCGCAGCGATCACCAGCATCCGTCGAACACCGCCAAGGCGAACCTCGCCAGCCCGACCTTCACCGGGGTCGTAACGATATCCGGCACGATCACCGGGCCGGGCATGACGGCGTTTATGGCCTCGCCTCCGGCGATCGGCGGCACGGCACCCGCGGCGGGCACGTTCACCAACCTGGCGGCGAGCGGCGTACTCAGCGGCACGGCTTTCACGAACCTCCTCGCCAGCCCTCCGGCGATCGGCGGCACGCTGCCGGCGGCGGGGTCGTTCACGACGTTGAGCGCGACCGGGGTCGTATCCGGTGCCGGGTTCACCGCGTTGCTGGCGCCCTACGCGCCCCTGGCGGCGCCGACGTTTACGGGCATCGTGACCATCAGCGGGTCCATCACGGGGCCGGGCATGGTGGCCTTCATGGCGTCCCCTCCGGCGATTGGG